TCATCAACGTCTTCATATGGGTTTGCCACATAAGGTCCGTGTGGTTTTTTGGATTCTGCTCTGACATAACTCTGTTCTTCGTTGATAGCTGAAATCCATAATGAAAGTTTCATGATAATCCAAATGATGCCTAACGGTAAAAAACAAGCAACTAGGATTAAAGGTTTCATGTTACTCCTTGTCTATAAATTTATCTATATCAGTATTATTCCAAATAATTTGATATGCTAACTTATCACGCAAATCATTAATCTTTTGCTCATCAAAGTCCGAAAAATTACCACGCTTCTCAACTTTTTTATAATAATGAAGAGCATTAAGGATTATAGTGTAATCCTCCATTGACAGTTCGAAATTCATCCAAACAATCCCCTCTCCTTCATAAAATTCAGAGTTTCTTTCATATCTCCAATATGATTATACCCAAGAGATACTTGTGGATATGTTGCTTCAGGACCAAATTCAGATTCAAATGCACGTTGCGTAAAATGGTTATTTAATTTATACTCCAAGATTTGTGCATCAAGTGTTTTGAGAAGAGATGTCATTCTCTCACACTCTTGACTTCCATTTGAATAGATTACTGCTTGCATTAGTTTTCCTCCTTGTAATCGATTACAATTCTTTTAAAAACTTTTCCAGTACTATCTTGAATAGTAAATTGTTTTAGCTCACCATCAACTTCTTGGGCAATTTGATGCAATCTCCACCAGGGAACATGTTTTTTAGTCACGTTGCCTCCAGTCGTCAGGTTTGTCTTGTTTAAACCAATCTACAATTTCATCTGCACTATCAAACCCCGTCTTATAATTGGATGGGTCGGGGTCACCTAACCCCATCCTATTCATAAAATCATCCATACTGCCCTCTTCAATATCATGAGCAGCTTGGCGTCTTGCTTTATTTAACCAATCTCTAGCAAGAGTATGTGCTTTGGCAAGTTTCTCTGCCCATATCATATCTTCTAACTTAACTTCTTCTTTATTTGCAATTTTCTTACAAATAAATTCTAAACGAAGCCTATATTGAGTGGAAAGCATATTTTTTTTCCTATAGATTCTTATTTATTTTCTTGATAATACTTATCAATCTTTGCCCTTAATTCTTTAGCAAGTTTAAGATTTTTACGATACATCATATACTTTACTAAAGGATTGGCAGGATTATTGGTCATCCACCACCAATGATGTCGAATCTTATTGTTTAGTATTTTAAGAACATAATCATATGCTTGAGCTACATTCTTATCTGTTATGACAACATATGCCACGATACAAAATAAGATTAGCCAAAAATATTGGGGATTCATATTTAATACTTTTTAGATTGAATCATGTATTCCAATTCTGTCGTTTTATTAAAATCTGAATATGCTAATTCAGATCTATCAGAAAGAATATCAAGAATATCATTGTAAATGACAGAATTGTCTACATATTCATTTAAATACATGTCCAATGCTTCTTTTAAATATCTTTTACGATGCCACTCATGTGAGTATGGTTTATATTCCATTATCTAAAATATCATAGATATCATTAATATTTATGACATCTTACTAAATCCTTTTATTTTATCAAATTTTATTACATTTTCAAACTTATCTTCTAATCCTGTTTTATGTGAAATTACAAAAATATTTGCATCTGCAACCACATAATTAATAATCTTCAGAAATTCATCCGCACCAAATCCATCCAATGATGAATCAAAAACTTCATCAAAAAGAAGAATATTGCAATTTACAGAATTTTTTAGTCTTGCAACTTCCCTCCATGCAAATAAAAGACTTAAATCAATTCTGGCTTTTTCACCTTCACTAAAAGATGCGTATGAAAAATCTTCATGAATTGGAGATTCAATAGTTTCATTAAACTCCTCATCAAGTTTTAAGTTGATATAAAAATCCATCATCTGCAAATAACGATTTACTTGCTGATTAATTAATGGAAGATATTTTTTTACAATACTGGTCTTTACTCCACCATCTTTTAGTAGGTTGTATGAGTAGTCTAGGTAGTTGATATTTTCTTTCCTTTCAACTAATTCAACATCAGTATTTTTTAAATTCCCCTTAAACTCTTCTAATTTCTCATGCTCAATATTTCTATTTTTAAGTTGGCTGGCAATTCTTTGAATTTCATTTTCAAAATCTCGGACTTGTCTCTGACATCCACTGATTTTAGTATTGTTTTTAGAAATCTCATGCGTGAGTTTTGTAATCTCCTTAGAAAGAGTTAAAAATTGACGCTCTCGCTCTTCCTCATCTTTAATTGCCTCCTCCAGTTCTTTATAACCAGATTGCAACTCTTTTGCTTTATTTTGAGCGTCATCAATTTTATTTATTCTAAACTCTTCCTCAATAGACTGGGTGCATGTTGGGCAAACCGTATTCTCTGTAAAAAATTTATGTTCTTTTGTAATAGTAGTTACTTTATTAGAAATCTTACCCTTTAGATTCCCAAGTTTGCGAAGTTTTTCAGTAGCTCCAGAATACTTTTCAAGTTCTGCCTCAACTGTTTGGAAATCACTATTCAAGGAATCAATATTATGCATGTAATTATTTTCTTCATCAAGAAGTTTCTGAATATTTAATTCCTTCTCTTCAATATTTTTTTTACCCAGTTGCTCCAACTCTTCAATAAAATTCTGCTGCATCAACACTTTATCACTTAAGGATTCTTTCTTCAGTGTAAGGGTTTTAATTTCATCCTTAAGTGTTCTCATCTTTTCTTTAATGATATTATTCATAGAAGAAAAAATTCTAATGTCCAATAAGTCTTCAATCACATCACGACGATTTGATGTAGAAAGTTGCATAAAAGGCACAAATGAACTGCTACCAAGAACAACAATCTGTGTAAAAGACTTATAGTTCATTTTAAGCACATTCTGTTCCAACCACTTTTGTTGGTCAACCGCAGAAGAGCTTTGATCCATTACGGAGCCGTTTTTCCATATCTCAAAGATTGCTGGTTTAATTCCACGCACAACCTTCCATTCAATGGAGTTAATTGTAAATTCAATTTCTACACTACAATCTTTTTCATTGATAGCATTAACTAATTGGGGTTTATTGATTTTTCTAAATGGTTTTCCAAACAAAGAAAAAGTCAATGCATCCAACACTGTGCTTTTTCCTGCACCGTTTGAACCGACAATAAGAGTCGTATTATTTTTTTGAAAATCAATTTCAGTATAATGCTGTCCGGTAGACAAAAAATTCTTCCACCTAATTTTTTTAAATATAATCATTTCTTACAGTTTTAGGAGGTATTACAATGTCGTCAGATGTAAATATTATATACTCATATCCATTCACTTGGCAAGCTGGAATTATCATTTCTGGTTCAACTTCCATTACACTCATTTCAGATGAACCATCTTCCTCCAGCATCATAGCAAAACGAACGGCATCATCCTTCTCTTTGAAAATGTAAAGAATATTATCCCCAACTTCATTTCTTACAGAATATGCACCCTCATCTTCCTTACCTTCGCGTGTTAAGATATACATTAAATCAATTCGCAAGCCTCCTTGTAAACTTCCTGAATCATATTTTTCAAAATTGATTTTTCCAAATCAACTTCAGATTCCTCAATATATCTATTCAAAATAGAAAGAGTGTCTTCAGACTCAAAAGCTTCAAAATCTTTATTTTCTTCAAGTTGAAAATTATCAACAATTTTTAATTCTGCAACTCCAACATTATAAAGTTTATCAATGAACTTTTCAAACTTTTTAGTATCAGATTTTTTTCTTATAATAAGTTTTACAATTTTTCCATGATACTCTCTAAAATCAAATGTTTGATGATTTGTATCTTCATAGTAGATATTATAAAACAGACGATAAGGATTATCTATCGAAACATGTTCCAGAGTTTCTGTATCAAAGATGGTGAATCCTCTCCTATCACCGACATCTGACCAGAACATTTCGTAGGGATTTCCCAAGTAATAGATCCGTCCATCATCCGATCGAGTGTGATAGTGACCGCTGTAGACCTTGGTGAACTTCTCAAATAGCTGGCGATCAGCACCATGGTCCATGATGATTTGTCGATTAACTCTAAATCCTTGGAGTTCAAGGTGCCCCATCGCGATCTTGCTAGTTGTCTTTTCAATAAGTTTAAAAGTTTCTGCTTCATTTTCTTTATTAATCCAAGGTATAAAAAATACATCTAGATTGTCTAACTTTACTTCTTTAGGTTTAGAGTATACTTCAATATTATCATACTCCCTCAAAAGAAGGTCAACAGCATTTACATCATTAGTATTCTTATAGTAAGAATCATGATTGCCAACAATTAAATGAAGTTTAATTCCTTCAGACTTAATCGTATCAAAAATATTATCCTTCGCCCAAGTTAATGCTGCAAAGTCAATACCTTTACGACTATCAAAAGCATCACCCATATGGACAATGGTTTTGATATTTTCTTTTTTCAAATATGGAAAGAAAATATCATTATAAAACTTTTTGAAATAATCATGAAAAAGTTGCGAATTTTTTCTACACCCATAATGTGTGTCTGTAATAATGGCAACTTTCATACTAATTACTTTAGGGCTCCTATCATAATCAAATTATTGTCTTTTGTCAACTCCTCAACTTACTGTGAACATTGTCTTTAATTTGATTATAGTCACTATAGTTATTGCCTTCAATTGTATTATTGTCATCAAAAACTTCCGAGAATCCAGAACGCTCAAGAATTTTATTTTTAATCTCTAACTGACGCTTTTCTCTTTGAATTCTACGAAGAAAAGCATAATGAATAATCTGGGTGAAGTAAGCAAAAGGATTTTGAGATTTTTCTGGATCAAAATTATGAACGTATTGGACACAATTTTCTATACCATCAGAAATCATATCCTCTTTAAACATATAATTTACAAAGTTTGGTTTAAACGATAAATGTGTTGCAATCTTAAGAAAGCACTCTCCAATATACCTAGGTATCCTTGGTTTCGTTTTCCATCTCTTTGCTCTTTCTTGTTTTGGAAGCTCTTTAAGATCCTTACCGAATTCTTCCAAATAAGATTTCTCAACCTTGGATCGATAAACAATCATTGCCTCCAAGAGTTCTTTATTGTTTACGTAATGTTCTGAACGTTTTCTCTTGGACATATTAGTAGATATCATAAGTTTATACCATCATCATATAGAAATAATAACATTTATATGTCTACTTGACAACCCTTCAATATTTGTGTACAATTACCTTTGTGGAGGTTGAAAAGAATTACTATTATATAGCTTCTCTAAAAGAGTTTTAGCATCATTAACATTAGAAATGTATCCCATTTCTCTTGATATTGGAGGTTCATTGTTTTCATCTCTTTCATTAGATCTAATGAAAGCTTGATGCATCATGATCATTTCAATACTTTTTGATTCGGAGATGGTTAATATTTCACTCATTCTAACAATAAGCATATCTTCATCACAGGTTTTTAACCAAGGATCTAGTTTATATCCAACTACTCCCATTCTAGATTTGACTTCACTTATTACTATTGGATTTGAAACAATTAAAAAAGTTTCCTCTTCTTCTTCTGAAGGAGCTACTTTAGCAAATATCTCTTCACCATTTTTAAATTTTATTGTTGCGTAAAAATCGTCTTCAATCATTTCTTTTTATCTTTATAGTGATTATTTCGTAATTAAAATTCTCCTCATTATAAGTTTTAATTCTTTCAATCAAATGATTTAGCGTGTAATTTCTTTTCGAATTATATGTAATATCGTCAGCTAAATCATAAAGTTTTGCTTTTGTTTTGTTTTTTCCTTTTCTTAAAACTCTACCAATCGATTGTAGATTTCTAATTCTCGATTTACTGGGAGATGCAAATATTACATTATGAAGATTTTTAATATTAATACCTGTTGAAAAAGTTCCGTATGAAGCTACAATAATTGCATTATTTTCTCTTTCAACAATTTCACGTATTGTTTCTCGTTCTTCAGCATCTACTCCTCCATGAACGAAGTAGACTTTGCGATTATCTCGCTTAAGATTATTTATCTTTTCAAATAGTATTGCACCATGAGTTTCAACACGACTGTATAGCACCAGAGTGTTACCTTTCAAATCTAAAGTAAGATTTGTAATAAATCTGTTTCTTTGTTCATGAGAAATTAAATACTTAATTTCATCCTCATACGTTTGGAACTTTTGAGGTTCATGTTTTAATACTATACATTGTATATCCAATGTTGAAAGATGTCCTTGTCTCATCAATTCGTCAGTTCTTGTGACTTTATATGATGGTCCAAACAATCCTTCTAGTACCCATTTATGAGTTTGGGTGCCATCTAATGTACCAGTAAATCCAAATCTATATTTTGCATGATGAAGTTTAGTCATGATAGAGACTAAAGATTTGCTCTTAAACAAATGAGCTTCATCACCTATAATGACACCATAATCTTCGAAGAATGATCTCTCTAACTTATAAACAGATTGCCAAGTGGTTATAGTAACTGGTGCATTATTACTCTTTTCTTTACCTGAATAAATTTTGTGGCAATGTGATTCTGCATCCCACCCATAATCCATAAAATCCTTAAACATCTGTTCCACTAAACTTGTTGTTGGAACAACTAAAAGAATTTTTTCTCCTTTAGCAACATAGTATCTCACAAGAGAGTAAATCATCAAAGATTTACCAGATGCAGTAGGACTTATTAATAATTTTCTGTTATGTTTCAATGCACCATAAACACCTTCTATTTGATACTTTCTGGGTTTATGTGTGCAAATAGAATTCATATAATCTTTTACACCTTCATATGAAATTCCATTGTTCTCTTCATATGGAGTTCCATAAAATTTATTATCTTCAAATTTGTAAGTATATCCGTAATTCTCACAAAATTGAACTATCTTATCCAAAAGGCCAACATATATCTGTTTAGACCTCATATCATATAAATGTATTTCGCCGTTCCAATTTCTACCACGATACTGTGGCATAAATTTTGCATTTGGAACTTCGAACTTAAAGTGATCTCTAAGTTCATATTCTATATGTGGTTCCGTGTTTATTTTTAAAAATACTTCGTTAGATTTAGATATAACAAGATTAGCTGTTGTGTCAATCACGATGATCCATTCATCTAAATCTATTTATTACATATCATTAAACTTAAAATCTAAAATACATTTATATAACTCACTCTTTAAATAATTCAAATGTTCTTGTTCTTGAGGATGTCGAGAAGGAAATCCCTCCCAATTTTTTAATCTTTCACTTACACAATGATACATTAAATGTACATCTTCAATAGAAAAGTTTAAAACAAATGAATCTTCTTCCATTAACCTAAACCTGCATTGAATCTCATAAACTCTATTGCGTTTTTTATTTGATAAGTTCTATTTGTTATTTGCTTTAAAATACTTTCAATGTATACCAGCATGGTATCATAGTAATCAATCTTTAAGCATATTGATGAAAGTTTTTCGTCAGCATCAAGATATTTTTGCATGGTATCTTTATCACGAATTTTTTTGGGAAAAGGTTGTTCTATATAAACATCTGGATCTGCTTTCCCACTAAAATATTCGTATCGTTCGTGCCTTATATTTTTTCTTTGTTGCTCTGCTTTTTTTCTTAACAAAAAAATGGTATTGTATATTTCAAAATATTTTGCATGGAGTGAAGGAATGTTTAATGATTCTTCGTGTAAATTGTCTCGGTCAATAGAAGAATCTTTTTCCCACATCTCTTGTATTTTATCAAGGTCAAAACTCATAAGGAAGTTCCGGATAGTGTCTCTACTCTATAACTAGTATACTTGAAAGACACCTCAGCCGTAAAGTATTCAATGTCAGTATCGGTGGCATCGAATGAGAGTGTAGTTAATGAGTATGGGAATAAATCTGTAAAAATGACATTAAATTTTGATATCATATTACTGCTTAAAATTTGCAGAGTGCCATCAGAGTAGATGTTGTGACCTTTATTAGAATAATTGACTCTGATTCTACCTTCTACATCAAGGTCTCTAAATTCTTGAACTGAATCGGGATAACCTAATCCACGAATCCAATTTTGTATTTCCATATAATTTACAAGATCTTCATCAACTAAAAATCTAATATTAAGATCTCCAAATTCTATTTTATCACCAGGAGTTGGAATATCACGGAGATAATTGGGTTGAAAAGTTACACCCAAGTTTAAATCTGGAATATTGGCTTGGTTGCAAAAAAATACTGCCTTTGGACTTCTTTCCAATACAAATTTAAAACCTACTGGAGATAAAAAGTTTCTATTTTCTATTTGTGTTTCCCTGTTTGCCATTATGGAACTGCACTATTGAAATATTTAGATAAAAAAAGAGAGTCCCGAAGGACTCTCTGATAAACTCTTGTGAGTATGGATCACATGAGGTTCTTAACAGCAACGCGACGATAGTAGCGGTTCTGGTTAACATTAAGACCACCAAGGCCTTGGTTGATTCCTTCTGCGAATGGATTAGCGACCATGCCGTAGCGAGTCTTAAATCCGATTTTTGGCTGGAAGGAGTTCTCACCAACGGCACGTACCATCTGCAGAGGTACATATGGGCAATAGAACAGACCGGCGTCATAAGGTGAAGAACCCTTATAACCGACGACGTAATACTGATTGCCGTTCGATGCGTTAGCAGAGGTGAGGTTGGAGGAATAAGGATCGATATAAACACGATACTTACCTTGGAGAACACCAGCGAAGGTGTTACCAGTGTCATCAACGTTGAGGTTAGCGTTGAGTGCAGGGGTGTAGTCGAGAACACCAGCCATGGTCAGTGCAGAAGCAACGTCTGCAGAGCACATGATGATGTTGCCCTTTCCGCGACGAGTTCTTTGTGCGATTGCGTTAGCATCACGCTCGATTTGGAACAGGAGACCCTTGAACTTCTCAACAGACCAGCGACCGTTGGAGTCGATGTCGAGGTCGAATACGCCAGCAGTAGCGGTGTTAGCAACAGCACCTTGCTCAGCGACCTTATAGATGGTTCTGATGACTTCGCGGTTGATTTCAGCAAGAATCTCTGTGGAGAGAATGTTTGCCAATTCTGCTTCAGCATTCAGACCGTGGATTGCCTTGAGGTCTTGAGCGAGTTCGAGTGAATACTCGGCCTTCAGTGCTCTTGACTTCGCAGTAACGGTAACTTTCTCGATCGAGAAAGCCATTTCGTTGAATGCATCTGCACCAGTGCCGTCGAGGTTCTCGGCATCACCAGTGACCATTCCCTGACCGACATCATATGCGGTTGAGGAAGCACTACCAACAGGGTTCAGAACAGCAGGGTTAGTGCCGGACTGGGTGGTAGTACCCATACCAGCAAGACTGTCAGAATGACCAGCATACTCATCGTTGCCAGCATCTTGACCAGAGAATGCAGAATTAGGCTCGTTGTAGAATGCTTCGGTTCCGCTTTGATTTGCATAGCGGGAACGCATTGCAAAGATAAGTCCAGTAGGACCACTCATTGGTTGAACGCCAGCCAGATCATAAGCGATCAGGTTAGGCATTGAACGTCTGATCAGAGAGATCAGAACGGGGTCAAAACCAGCGGTAGGACCAGCAGCGGCAGAATCGGCACCGAAGGCACCAGAACCACCAGCAGCATTACCACTGTTTGTTGGGGTTTCCATGAGGTTCTGCATTGAACCATTGTTGAATGCAGTTTGCTCACGAAGGAATTTTTCTTGGTTTTCGAGCAGGACGGCTGTTACAGCTCTACGATGGGAATCTTTGATTCCTCCCTCATGATCGAGGAGAGGTGCCCACTTTTCCTGCAATTGCTCTGATTGGAACATTTGCTTTTACCTAATAAGTTTACGGGTTTTTGTTTGAATTATATTGAATTCAATTATTTGCTAAATTTAGAAAGTGTATTCAGATAAGCACTCATAGAACCTGAAATTGATTCGGGCGAACTATCAACACCTTCTGAAAGATTTTCTTTCTTAGCAGTTGGAGATGATACCTTTGATGGGAAATATGCTTCCTTTAAGGTCTCCAGTTTTTCACGATATTCTTCTTCACATCCAAACTCAACACTTTCGGCAAGTGAAGCGAGCTTCTCTTTCTGAGTAGCAGCAAGCCCCTCAGAAATTTCATCAAAAATTCCATCTGCAACCGACTCTGCGAGACGCTTGTTTAAATGGATATTTTTCTCTATTTGCTCATTGAGTTTTGCTTCCATTTCATCAAGTTTTTCTACCATGTTATTGACAACATCATACTTATCTTCAGGGATTGATACATAATGTGCTTCAAAAAGTTCCTTCATGCCCGAGAGGAAGCTCTCAGTCATTTCGGTCTTAAGTCCTTGCTCAACTGCAAGGGCATTTTCTTGAATCCATTCTTGAGCAACATACTCAAGATATGAATCCATTCTTTCTGTAAGTTCTAATTTAATTTCTGCTACTTCTTCAGCAAGTGTTGCTGCATATGCAGTTTCGAGATCCTCTTGGATTTTAGAAACCTTCGAGTTAATAGCAGCCTCAAAGATTGTTGCTGCTTTCTCTTTGAATTCTTCGGAGAGTTCTTCTTCACCGAAGAGAGCATTTACATCTTCTTCGATATCATACTCGGCAACAACTTCTTCTTCGGAAGTTTCTTCTTCGGACACTACTTCTTCCTCTTCAGAAGTTTCTTGTTCTGCAACAACTTCTTCTTCGGAAGTTTCTTCTTCGGACACTACTTCTTCCTCTTCTTCAACTTCCTCTTTTGCCATTGCAGGCTTGGCACCCTTGTTTACAACATCTTTAACTGTTGCAAGTGAAGGTTCCTTAAGTTTTGCCGAATCGTCATCGGGCTTGTAGTTTTCTGGAGTTGGACCGCCAAGATCCTCTACAGAACCAGCAACCGATGTATCCATTGCATCGCCAGCTTTAGCACCGGCATTTACAGCGGTTTTGGATTGCTGTGTCTTTACCTCCATCTCTTGTAAATTGTTGTCACTAGACATTTGAACTCTCCGTTTACCTGATTTTTTTAAATCTATATTTATTTATAATTAAATTATTTTATGTATAGTCAAAGACTATTTAGGAAATTGTTAAACAAATCCAATTTATGTTCCTCAAGTATTTTCTGGTCTACAAGTGTATTAATTCTCTTGTAAGTTTTTTCTGCGAGTTGTTCACGAAGAATTCCACCTTCCCAAACCCACTCTTTTCCTTCCATAATTCCCGAAACAAATGCATCGGGTGCAGAAGGATCGGCAACAATATCAGCAGCAGTTGCTAACATAAAATCTTCACCAACTTCAGACCATCCTTCTTTGGACATTTTTAAAGAACCAATTCCACGAGAAGAAACTCCAAGTGTCACACCTTCTTTAAGAAGAGATTCTGCAATCTTTCCCATTGGTGTTGAAAGGATTTGTGCTTTCCCATGAAAATCATTTCCCTTTTGCTCAAGAGAAACAATTTTATGAGAAACCCGATCAAGATTGATAGTTGGACCATCGGGATGGCCTAATTCACCAAGAGCACGACCTTTATTAATATAAGATTCGGTATATCTTTTTACCTCACGTTCCATCACAGGTCTACGATAAACTCTGTGATTTCTATTTTCTTTTTCGGTCTGTAAAAAGGGTCCTTGAATAAACAAGGTCTTTTTACCATTCACACTCTCAGTAACAACTTCAACCTTTTCGATTTCTTCTCTGATTAGTTTCATTGATTTTTATGCGGTGATACCTATTCTTGCTGCTTTAATTGTCCCACTTCCATCAAAATAAATTGTATCTTCTTGATGCTTTTCAATTACTTCAACTGCACCATCTTTAATGGAAACAGAACCAATTCCATTATAACCTGCATCTTGAACATACAAAGTTGCCACACCTCCAGAATTATTATAAATTCTTACGAATCTGGCATTATTCACAGTGGTAGAATTTGCAACACCTGCTGTGATATCTACTTCAGCAGCAGAGACTAATATTCTTGCCATTTTTTTTAGAAATTCATTTAATAGTTATTTATTATTCTTCTGCTTCCGATTCTGTTTCTACATTATCAAAAAAAGAATTTGCAACATCAGGTCTGATAGAATCGACTTTTGCTGCTGCTTTTGTATATAAAATATCTTTGATAGCAGAACTCACATCAGATTGTTTTTCACCAGAAGCAATTAAATCTAAAAGATCATCCATATTGTTTAATAAAAACTAGTAGTATTTATATTTCCCCGCCCTTGGGCATTTCAGGAGCTTCCACTGACGATGCATCAATTTCCGGTTCCATTACAGGTTGTCCCAAATCCATTGATGCATTAGAATCTAATGGAGCACCTGTTTGTGGATCAATTGGAATACTTGGATCTGGAATAATTCCATCTTTGATTTCTTTTTCAATTAATTTATCTTGCTCTAAAATTTCAATGTCTGTTTGACGAAGAATCTTTCTTCTTACATAATCTTGAGAGAAATACTTACCAACATATGGTTCTGCGGTTGCAACCATACCCAATCTTTCATTCATAATCTCAGCTTCTTTTAATTCGGAGAAGTGATTATCATAAAGGAAATCATATTGAATGTGCTCACTCATAACCTCCCAATCTTCTGGAGTAATAATATTTTTGAGAATCAATTGAGTTCTCAACATATCATTAAACATATTTGAGAATCTCTTTCTCAATCTTCCAACAAATTTTGTAAATTTGAGTTCATCTCTTAAGATTTCAGAAGATCTCCCCAAGTTAAACCCACCTTCTCCATCCATTCTTGATGGGGGAACATTAAGGGACCTGAATAATTTTTTCTTAAAGTATTCAATATCAGTAATTTCTCCAAGGTTTTGGCCTCCTGGCAGAGTTGAGATTTCTGTTCCCCTTCCTCCTTCTCTTCTAGGAAGCCAAAAATCTTCGAGCATTGCCATATATTTTTTGTCATCGCGAATCTCTCCAGTGTTTGCATCATATACAAGTTTGTTGCGATATCTCATCATGACATCGCGAAGATATTGTTCTGCCTTTACTTTAGGTAAATTGCCAACATCAATATAAAAAATTCTACGTTCTGGTGCTCTTGATAATCTGTAGATTACCAAAGAATCTTCAATCATTCGAAGTTGATTGAGAGATTTGATGGATTTGTGAAGATATGAAAGAACCGAACCTTTGTTTCTATCTACAAGACCAGAAGTGCAATACGTGATTGCATCTTTTGCAATTTTGATTCCCTGACTTGCGCCAGTTGCATTCATATTTCCAGTCGGATATGTTCCTTTTGGATTGTAAATGTAATACTCTTCAATTTCTGGAAACTTATAATCCATTGGATCATTGCTTCTCAGATTTATAGGACTTCTATTTTCTTTTTCAGTATTTTTAGATTGGCGTACATGACGCATTTTCATTGCATCAATATACCGTAATTCTTGTATTCCTTCGTGAGGATTTTTTAAATCTATAATTTTATGATAATAAATTCTACCATCAATATACCAATTCCTATAAATTTCGTGAGATTTCTTATCAAAATCGAGAAGATTTAAAATATGTTTGAATTCTTTTCTTATTTTATTCTTTATACCATCACTTGCATTTAAATTAGAAAGTTCAATTTCAACAGGAGTATCATTAGTATCAGAAACAATAGCTTCATTTACAATATCTTCAATGGCACTATCACATTCTGGGTGAAGTGCCATTTCACGATATCTTTTTATTAAATCATATTCGGTTCTATATACACCTTCAATATCAACATAGGATCCAAAAAATCCACTGCTCATATAATGGTCAACCCCGTCCTCGTTATTTGGAGGAACGGGGGAAACCGATGAAGGTGATAGAGGTTCTGTATCCTCTATCGAAAACCCAAACAGTTTTGCCATAATTTATTTTGAACTTTTTACTTATTTATTAACCGTTGGGGCTACCTGCTCCAGCAAGACTAAATGACTGAACTTGGAATTCTACGGTGAATTCTTCAATTGTGTCTGTGGAATCGTATGAAAGATCAATTGCAGAAATATTTGTTGGGAAAATGTCAATAAATTCATACTCTTTTAATACTGTATTTGATTCTCCAGAACTGTCACGACTTGATGAGGTTTGACCTCTTCCAAGTTGGAATACTTTAGCATTTGCCATATATGCTGATGGATCTGTTGCTCCTAGATTATTTTCCAATCTAGCAATACCTTGCATCCATTGCTCAAACGAATTTCTAACAGCAAAATTCTCATCATTAATTACTGTTACAGTCCAAGTATCAATTGTCCTGTCTCCAGCAACTTTGAAAATTCTTCCTCTAAATGGAACATCGATTGAAGCAATATTCGAAGCAGGAAGATTTGCCGCTTTACACATAAATCTAAAGTTGTTTGGATCCCAGGCTGCATTTACAGCAGCATCTGGGAAAGTTGCCAATTCCACTTCAAATAGATTTGGACGGGCTCCACCCCCAATTAGAGCCGATTTAAATTGAGAGATAGATTGATTGGGTCTTGAAGTTGCCATTGATTTTTCCTCCTTTTTTTATTTAGATAATATTATCAAACTCTACCTGCTACTTCTTCAAAACTTACTCCTGTGCGAGTTGCAACAAAAGTGAGTGTTACATAATTAATAGACTTGGCAGGTTTCAGAAAGATGTCTGCTCTAAATTCATTGTTATCAATGACATCTGGAGTATTGTTTGTTGTATCACATACAACAAGGAATCCATAAATTCCTCTCTTAGCTTCAATATCTCTGAGATAAGGTTCAATGATATTTCTGAAGTTAGCTCTTGTCAGTTCATCATTAAGTTCGAATAACTGTGCTTCAGCAGCTCTTTGAAGTGCCTGTTCAACTGTGATGAAAAGACGACGAACATTAATTTTATCAAAAGCAGAAGCATAACCAAGAGCAGTTTTATCTCCAAAAAGCATTGTTCCTACACCAGGTTTGGTGATAATGGAGTTAACTCTCTTAGGATAAAGTTGATCTCTTTGTGCTTTATTTGGATTATATGCAAGTTTAATGGCATTATTAATAATGCCTCTTTGCTGTCCAGCAGGAGAGAACCAAGGATATGCCGTAATATTTGTGCGGCACATTAAACCAGCAATATCAGCATTGACTGGAATGTATCTAAACTCATTATTGAATCTATCATATGTGTACTTATAACCACTATCAAATACTGCATATGATGAAGAATTTATATCACCAAAGTATCTGATAAGATTATTAGTTTGAGTCGTTGTGTTTGTTTGGCCAACAAGATCTGTTCTGTGAGGACCAATGACTGCTATACAATCCTTTCTTTCTTCTGCAATAGAGATAAGTTGATTTGCTTTTGCTTGTGATTCAAATACAGTAGAACCTCCAGGACCCATGATTAAATAATCCGCCGCAATTTCGTCTCTATTACTGAAAAGACGATAAGCAGACATTAATTGGCCCAAATCTGCCTTCATTCTACCATTTGATCCAGATTCAGGAACACCAGCAGAATAATCTTCACCACCAGCAAGAGAGTATGTTACATTTCCAATTGCAGAGAATGTTATATCTTGTGCTGTTTGTCCCCACAAACCATTTCCTGTTGTTACTGCAGTAAAATCTGTAGAGAATCCAACAGCTCTTGGTGCAGTACCATGATATGTATCTTCTGCTTGTGATGGATTATATCCAGCATAAACATTGGCAGAGAAATCTGCAATATACTGCTTGTAATATATTTTTTGTGGTGCATTTACTGTTGAAACCGCATCAAGTGCTTTTGAAAGGCCAACATGCTTTTCAATAAGTGTTCCTTGATTGCCGGTAACTAGTCCATAGTCATCAACAACTGCAAGGTGTAATCCATCACCTTTACCATTTCTATCCAATACATATTGATTGGTTATTGGTCTTGGTGCAATAGTTTTCCAGAAAATCGTGGCATTTTCTAAAGTCAAGACTTGTTGATCATACCAATCAACAGAAGTAGCTGGTGTGTATGCTCCAACATCCGCAGATAATCCAGTATTAATACCAGAATTATTAACAAAATACAATTCATCCGAAGTATCAAAAGATCTGGTCGGAGAACCTTCTGCATATGTTATTGCTGTTTCAGTTCCACCAGCAGAAACTCTTGAAACAATCTTTACATCAATCGTTGAATTGCCATTTGTACCATCTGTGGTAACTCCTACGATAATTCCTTTGAGGTAACCACCAAGCGTAGATTCTGTACCAACTCCAGCAAGAGTAGTTGAAATACCTGCGGTAACACCATATCCAATTTGAGCACCGGCAAGTAGCGGACTTACAGTGCTAATTCCAATAGTTTGGTCTGCAAAGTCATCAATTGTGCAAACTTTTAATCCATTCGCCCATGAACCTGGATTTTTTGCAGCATATGTAAAATTAGTTGCCTCATAGTGATTTGCAGTGTAGTCATCATAGTTAAGAACTTGAAGTGCATTAGTGGATGCAATTCCAACACCGGCATTTGCATTGTTGAGGTCTTCATCTCCACATCTTACAACTTTCAGAACTCCTCCATATGACAAGAATGAGGATGCACTCATCCAGTATTCATATTGAGCATCTGTTGAAAGAGGTTTTCCAAAAACATTGATTAAGTCTTGTTCCGTAGCAATATCGATAGGAAAATCGACTGGACCAATAGGGAAAGGACCTGCAATAGCACCAATATTATCTAAAACATTATCAACTCTTCCTACTGTTAAGTCAACCTCTCTCGTAAGTACTCCGGGAGATAATTGAGGAGTTGCCATTTTTCTCTCCGTATTTTTTCAGTTTATCTAAAAAATATTTATTAAAAAGCAAATTTACACTGGGGAAGTTCGACGTGAACGCTACCAATCGGGATATACGTCTTTAATTTTAGATATTGAGTTAATTTTTTTTCTCTGTTTCTTTATTCTTTGCTTTGTGCAGTCTTTACATTCATATGAATATGACGATGCTACAGCTCCTCTATCTTTTCTGGTTCTATAAAATGACTCTATTAAATTTTTAGTTTCTCCACATATTCTACATCTCCTATCATTTAAAAGTAAATGACCAAGTTTTATTTGACCATCTAAATCCATTAAAGGTAATCCCACATATATGAACGATCACCATATTCATCAGTGTACCATCGATCACCTTCAGCATCCACAAATGAATTTGAATCTAGACCATCAGATATAAACCCAAATGGTGCCATGTCTTGTTCAATTTGATTTCTCTGCTCCTCATATAATCTCTTACGAACATCTTGATCAGTAAGTTCCTTAAAGTAGTCTTGTGCTACCAACCATGCATAGATAACAAGACACATTGCAAGGTCATCATTACACCCTTCTTCAGCCTCAAATGAGTTATGTTTTGAGATAAAAGTTGTAAGTTCCGAAATAATTTCATAGTCATTGAAGATTAATTTATCCTCCTCAATCATTGTCTTGAGGTTTAATGACCCAACCTTCTTACGGTCTTGGACATCTTAACTCCCAGTTGAGTTTTCTTTCCAGAAAATCCTTGACCAACAATTTGACCAGCTCTTCCTCTCATTGAGCACATGAGAAGATTTTGATACTCTAAATCATATTGAAGAATACTTGCAACCTGATCTCCAATATCATTTACCTCACAAAGAATATAGGCTCCATTATAATTTTTTGCTACTTCATATATGATATTCGGAAATAGCATTGGTTTGATTTCATTATTTCTATACTTTGCAACTACTTTATGTGGAAATTCTGTTATGTCAGTAACTACGAATGCAGAGTAATCCTCACTCACTCCTCTAGCAACATCAACTGTCATCAAATAGTCGTGGTCATTTTTGGGGTCTTCATAAACATCAAGACCTTTATTTCTTACTTTAGGATGATCATAAATTAAACTTCTCAATTTGCTAGGAGCAATAAGTGTATCAACAGACCCTAGAAACTCACAATTGTGAGATATTATTCCATTTGAAAAATAAAGATTATCTTCACCAACATCAAGTAAGTCATAAAGGTATATTTCTTCTTCTACTATTTCATTATAAACTACTTTTTTCCCCTGAAAAAAATCATCAACTTTAATCATTGATGCTTTTATTTGTTCTTTCCCAAAAGAATGATTGTCAGAGCATTTTATTTCTGTTCCATCATCAAATATTATCCAATGATAAAATGGTTTGTAAACTTTTTGAATTCCAGAAAAATATTTAAATCCACTAGGAGTTTTTACTTTAATATTTTTATTAAGTTTAAACATTTGTCCAGCATTCCTTTAAAATAATTCTTTTTATCCCTTGTGGAGTTAAATTATAATCTTTTGCATATTCCTTACAAAATGCCTGAATATATGATAATCTTTTACCATTTTTCATAATTGCACCGACATTTTGTAATTCTGGTTTTTCATTATATAGTTTCCTTATCTCTCTTATTTGATCGTCATTTATTTTTCTACTAAAAACTCTACCTTTTCTAGAATTGCTCATTTTTTCTATAGTCTCTTCAGAGAAACAATTTTTGACTCCTTTATTCCAAGGAATAGTTCCCTTTTTTGCTCCACCAATTCCTTTTCTTTCGTAGTCATCAAATCCTTCTCCACCAGTAGATTTATTCCATCCATTTTTAAAAGTATCAAATTTTTCTATATGAAAAATTTCTGCTTCTTTTGCTTTTTCTGAAATATCTATCTGCTCACTTATTTCAAATTTATGTGGTGGTTTATTTCTTTTATGTTCTCTTCTTCTAGAATCTAAATTTTGAGTCTGTCCAACATATTTGACTTTTCCATCCAAGTCTTTAAGAAAGTAAATATAATACATTTTTTTAATTATTTATAATCCAAAAAACTCACAACCGTTTATATAAGTTTTCCATTGAAATTTTTTGAATGGTATTATTCTCATCTAAAATTTCAATCGATGTATTTCCATCCAAACATTCAAACTCAACTTTAAACTGCTGCTCTGATGTGTTTGCAATAGTCTGTTCTTTCCATTTAGAATCTCTACCTGGAACTTCTGACCAATGAACATCTGTGGGAATATATTCGTTCTTACCTTTTTCCGCATCGTGCCACATACGGTAGAAATGATTCATACCATGTGGCGTTGAAACTATGATGACTTTTGTGCTTTTACCAGAAGTAATAGTAGGATAAACAGATGCAAAGAAGGAGTCAGCGATGTGATTAGGGACGAAGGCGAATTCGTCGAGAAAGAGGATATTGAACGACATGCCT